GGCGGCGGTCAGCGTGCGCGTCCCGAACGTCGCGCTGTCGTCCCGGATGCCGACCAGCGCGATGACGAGGTCGCCGGCCGTGATGCCTGGGTCAGAGGACGCCGTGGCGGTGAACGGGTCGGCCGACGCGATGGCGGCGGTCGCGGAGGCCGGGGTCGCCCAGACGTCCGTCTGCCCCTTCGCGAAGACGACCATGACGGCCGCCGCCGGGACGGGTGACACCGAGAAGTCGATGGTCGGCTGGGTGTCGCCGCTCTGCCAGTCGCGCCACCATGCGCCGACCTTGACGGAGCCGACGTTGGCGGCCGGCGCCACGGAGCCGTCCGCGAACTCCGTCACCTCGGTCCAGGCCGTCGGGCTCGTGATCTGGGCCGTCGTGTCGAACGCCTTCCACGTCGCGAGGACGAACATCCGGTCGCCGGCCTGGGGCGTGCCGGGGATGGCGACTGCGCCGTCGGCGGTGAGGATGACCCATGTGCCCTCGGCGCGCGGCGTGATGCTCACGCCCAGCGACCCGCCAGCCACGAGGTGGCGGAGACGGCGCCCTCCGAAGCGGCGGCGATGAGGTAGGTGTAGGCCGACCAGGCCGTGGCGGTCGTGATCGTGCCGGGGTCCTCGGAGGTGACGCCGGCCAGGCTCAGGGTGGCGATCTCCACGTTGGAGGCGTCCACCCGCTCGTCGTAGCCGGCCGGCGGGGTCTCGGAGGCGTTCGAGTGGGCCGCCGCGGCGATGGCGAGGTAGTCGCCCGAGGCGACGGTCCCGCTGGCGGGCGGGTTCGGCGTGCTGCTGGCGCCCGTCGCGGCGGTCGGCGCGGCGGCGAGGGGCGTCGTGGCGTGGGCGCCGCTGATGCGGAGGATGCCGCCGTACAGGTTGGCGGCGATCCCGAACGCGAAGTCGTACGTGGACGGCTCGCTGCCGCCGGCCACCTTCCAGAGCACCGCCGACCGCCTGTTGTTGCCGCTGCCGTAGGAGGCGTGCTGGTCCACGGCCCAGCCCGACGACGACCAGGCGTGGACGGAGATGTCGTTGCCGCTCTTGAAGGCCTGCACCAGCGCCCAGAGCAGGTCGCCGTCGGCGGTGCTCGCGGGCTTGTCGACGGTGAGCGTCGTCGCCGTCCCGGAGGTGTCGGTCGCCGACGAGGCCGTCTCGAAGGCGGGCGCCGTCATCCGATCGTCCCCGCGGCCATGCGCCAGCCGAGCACGGTCGTCTCGCCCGTGAACGGGTCGGGGCCGACCGGGAAGCGCGGCCGCTGCCCTCCGGGGATGGATACCTCGGTCAGGCCGCTGCCCGCCGCCAGCGTCCGCTCGAAGGAGCGGCCGGCGGCGCCCGTGCCGGTGCCCGACACGACGACGTGGACGGCGTAGCGGGGCGAGGCGTTGACGCAGCGCGCCAGCACGACGTCGCCGGTCGCGTCGTCCCAGTCGAAGGACAGGACGATGGCCTCGTCCTCGAAGGCGCAGACGCGCTGCGTGCGGATGGACATGGGCGTCTCGGCCGGAGGCCCTAGACGAGCGGCTGGGTGACGGTCAGGGCCGTGATGCTGATGGTGGCCCCGGTCACGAACGCGTCGGTGTTGAACTCGATGTCGAACGTGCCCGAGCTGATGCCAGCCGTGCAGTCGAGGATCGTGGTCGGCGTGCCGCTGGCCCAGCGCGCCCACGTCACCTGTTCGGTGGCATCGGCGCTCGAGTCGGACGTGATGGCGTTGGCGGTGGCGACCGACGGGTCGGCGGTCGTGGCGGCGCCGAAGGAGGTGGCCGAGAAGGTCAGGGTCGCGAGGAGCGTCTGCGCGCCGATGGCCGTGTTGGCGGTCACGGGCTGCGTGTCGCCGTAGAGCTTGATGGTGCCGGCACCGCCGACGTCGATGGCGTCCACGAGGCTATCGAGCATCGCGGCGCCGCGCAACTGGGTCAGGTATACGTTGGGCGCCACTTAGGTGTCCTCTCGTTGCTGCGACTGCATGTGCCAGTCGTGGTGCGTCGTGGTGCGCGGCGAGACCTTCCCCGGCGCGATGCTGCTGGCCCATTCCCGGCCTGGGGTGTCGTCCGCGAACATGACCTCCCACGGCTTGACGATGCTCTCGCCGCAGGTATGACAGCGGTACGTGATCGTCCCGTAGCCCTTCGGCTTCGGGCGGTTCGAGCCGAGGTTCGCCCCGAGCGGGATGCGCGGCTGGGGGATGTGGAGGCCGGTCCTGGGGTCTACGCTCACATCTCCTCCTCGATGACGGACGTGATGCGGCCGGATGCGTCGCGCTGGGGGACCTTGCGGACCCTGCGCGGGCGGGAGACCAGCTCGGCGATGCGGGCGACCTGGGCCACGGCCTCGACGGCGGCGTCGGCGGCCCTGGTGGCGGCGCTGACGGTGGCGTCGGCCCCGTCGAGGGCCTGTCGGACGTCGGCTCGAAGCTCGTCGCGGAGGACGCCGATGGCGTGGTCGTCCACGGTGACCGGGACGGACAGGTGGAGCGGCTGCGGGGCGATGGCGTCGAGCACCTGGCGGGGCGAGGCGCGGCGCCGCAGGGCGTCGAGGAAGGGTTCCATCTCCTCCTCCGCCACGAGGCGGTGCATGTGCGTCAGGTCGCCCGTGTCCATGAAGGCGCGGACGGTGGGGTGGCGGTACAGGCCGCGGCCGAGGGCTCGGATGCGCTCCCCGCCAGGCTTCGGCTCGGCGCCCGTCTTCTTCGGGGTGCCGTACTCCTCGGCGCGGGGGTTCGCCTTCGCGGCGGCCTCCATCTGGACGGCCTGCTTGTCGGCAAGCGCCTGCGCGTCGGCCTGGTGCTTGAAGGCCTCGTCGCCGCCCTCGACGGGGTCGCCCATGCCGAACTGCTTGATGTAGCGGTTGAGCGGGAGGCCCTCCTTGACGGCCTCGAGCCACTGGGCCATCTCCTCGGTCGGCGCGCCGCGCAGGGCCTCGACGCCCGTGTAGTCGTAGGCGACACGGAGCCTCTTGCGCGTGGGGTCGAAGAGGGGCACGAGGTACGTGTTCACCGGGACGGCCCGATGGTCGAGCTCGTTGATCATCGTCTGCCGCCAGAAGGTCCGCTCCGCGTCGCGGATGGAGGCGTAGACCGAGGCCTTCTCGTCGTCGCCCGCGAGCACGAGCGGGACGCCCAGCGCTGCCGCGATGGTCATGCGGCTCACCTTCCGCGTGGACAGCCAGTCGGCGTCCTTCTGGGAGAGCGCGAGCTGGTTCCACTTGAGGCCGCCAGGCAGGATGGGCTGCTTGCCCTGGTTGGACGGGCCGCGGAGGGCGCGGAGCGCGCGCTTGATGTAGTTGCGGTCCTGGACGCCGATGTCGGCGGCCGGGTCAGCCGTCCACGCGCCGGGGGGGATGCCCCAGTTCCGCAGGAGCGCGTCGTTCCACTCGGCCGCCTGCTTGCTGACGCTGATCTCGAAGCGCACGGCCGACAGCGGCGACAGGAGCCGGTAGGGGTCCTGGAGGTTGACGGTGTCCCGGAAGGGGATGATCTGCTCGGCCTTGTAGCGCTTCGGGTACGCCTCGCCCGAGGGGCGGTACTCGTACTCCTCGGGGAACGTGCGGCCCATGATCGGCTCGACGAGGGCGCCGGACAGCCAGTGGATCTCCTGCGGCCGGCCGCCGAGCTTCCCGTTGACGAGGAGCCAGTAGGAGCCGCCGTGGACGGAGCCGCCCGCGGACATGTACGCCTGGAGCTGCGCGCCCTCCCAGGCCTCGTTGACGTCGTCGAGGAGGAACTGGAGGTCCTCGCCAGCCCCGTCGGCCTTGGACTCCAACGGGACCCATGCCGGCCCGTCGCGGACCTCGACGCGGAGTGGCACCGACTGCGCCGCCATCGCCTTGAGGTGGGCGCACCGGAAGACCCACGCCTCGTCGGCCGGCTGGCGCCCGAACTCCAATAGGGAGCGCGGGATGCCGTTCCCCTCGGACGGGATGCCCATGATGGCCTTGAAGTGGGACTCGGTGGCCCTCACGGCGCCGCCCGCGAACGTGACGTCGAGCATCGGGATCGCGTTCAACTAGTCGTCCTCGTCATCCTCGTCCCCCTCGCGTGTCGGGCCGCCGCAGGTGCGGCACCAGCCGAGCGCGAGCGGGTCGTCGTCGTGGTCGCAGTAGGTCAGGCCGCGAACGCCCTGAAGCGTGGCCTCGGCGCCTCCTCGAGGGCCTGGCTGACCGCCATGACCACGGCCACCGCCGCGTCGATCTTCTTGGAGCGCGTGGGCTTCTCCAACCGCCATCCCGACTCCCCAACCTGGCGAGGCACCACATGGCGCAGGTGCGCCCCGAGCGTCGCGTCGAACTCGTGGGCCGGGTCGTGGGCGACGCGCTGCTCCATGACCGCCTCGTAGAACCGTCGCGAGGCCTCCACCATCCAGCCGCCCTGCTGCGGGATGGGGACGAGGGAGTAGCCGCGCTCGGCCTCCAGCGCGAGCTCGGTGGAGGCGAGCCCCCACTTGTCGTAGACGAAGGCCGGCCCCGGCATCGCGATGCCGTCCACCCGGAGCGCGGGCGCCGGGTACTGGCCCCGGAGGGTCCGGATGTGGCCCACGATCTCGTCGAGGGGCATCCGCCACTCCTTGTGGGCGACGGTGCCGTCCTGGTGCGGGTTCTGCCATACGCGGGCCTCGACGGCGACCCTGTCGCCGGTCTGCTGCGCGATGACGACCGCGGAGGCGTCGTTCGTGAGGGCGACGTCGATGCCGACGCAGACCGGTCGGGACCTGTCGAGGGCCACGGGCGCCGCGCAGGCGTCCCAGGCCCCGGCCGGGAGCCAGAAGTCCTCGACGGGGACCCAGAGGTTCGTCCGCTTGATGCGGAACTCGCTCTCGGGCGTGATGCGGACGGCGGAGCGGAGGTCCTCGCGGTCGATGATGTCGTCGAGGCCTGGGTTCGCCTCCTCCCAGACCCGCTCGCTCGTGTGGTCGGACTCCTCCTCGGCGCCCCACCAGGCCATGAAGAACGTCGGGTCCTCCATCTCGCCGCGGATGAGGCGGAGGCCGTAGTTGTACATCTGGTACAGGATCGACTCGTCCTCGGTCTTCGTGGACATCACGCCGGCCGTGGAGGTCACGAGCATCAGCGGGTCGCGCCTAGCGCCCATGGCGAGCTGGAGCACGTCGAACAGCTCGCGCGTCGGGAAGGCGTGCAGCTCGTCCACGATGACGAGGGAGGGCGACAGGC